AATACTGCTCGTCGCTCATATCGGTATGGTTCTCGCACAGGGCAGACATCATTCCATAGAAATACTCAGACGCTCCCTGCGAATTGTCTCTTACATACTGTTCAAATTCTTCCATATCTTTCAAACCTTTTATTTATATTTTGCCCTTAGGCTTCTTGCGCTCCGTTGGTGCTCAGGCGCTTCGCGGAGTCCGCCGCTTCCCGATTAACGGGAAGGTTTAGCTCGACGGCCCGAAGGGGAAAGTCAACGCTCAAACGTTAATTCTCTCTACTCGAACCCACACGGGGAACACCGACCCCTCCGCGATGTCGGGGAAGTGGTCGCGGTCCTGCCACTGCTCGATATACACCGAGCCGTTCCTGATCTCCGCAATCGTCGAGTCCTCGCCACGCTCCACGCTCCTCGGCCTGTACTCCGTGATGCAGCGGCTGCGGCCACAGAAGCCGAACACCCACATCTTGCGGTAGCCATCCCTTTCGACGCGGCTCACATGCAGGTCCACCGCAATGCCCTGACGCGGCGACCGATTGCCGTTCGGATTCTCCATATCCGCCTCCCTCGGCCCCAATCCAGGCAGCAGGTCAATCGCCCACAGCCCGTCAACACTCTCAAACGTCCGTCCACCCCGCGAGCGGTTAGGGAACCCGCTCGTCAAGAACTGATACCCCTCCGCCGCCGTGCATATCCGCTTGCGTACTGTAAATTCTTGGGATGTCTCCATTGTTAGTCCTCCTGTTTGTGATTCTTCGCCTCTGCCGCCAATATAGTGTCAAGATGCTCTTGCGTCAACTCGTAGATAACCTTGATACCTTTTGGGTTCTTCTTTACCTTGAACTCGAAAGTAAAGGGCGTGTGCCTCAGCATTTCGGCAAGTTTCTGGATAAACTGTTCACGTTGTTCTTCTGGTGTCATATCTTTTCAATTTTGATTGTTATTGTCTTTCCGCAGTGGGGGCAGGTGAGGGTGGAAGCGAAGAGTTCCGGCACCGACACACCGAGGACGCGGGCGATGCCGTCGAGCTGCTTCGTCGTAAGGCCATTGCGGGCCATCTTCTGATACAGCGACGTGCGCTGCCGATAGCCCGCCGCCCGAGCCACCTCGTCCATCGACACCCCCTTCTCCTTCGCCAGTTGCTTGATGATTAGTTCTGACATAGTTTTATAAATTCATCAATGGCGTTTCTGATTGTAGTGAGGTCGTTGATAACGGCATCCTTATTTGGATTGTCGTTATCAACCGACAGCCAGAATGTCGCAATAGGGTCATTATAATTGTCCCTGTTAAGCATAGAAATATGCACACCACCATGATAAGTGCCTTTGTAATCGTCAATTCTTATAGCCTTTCTGTAGCTACCTGTTGAGAGATTTCTTACTACTTCCATTGTTTTGTTATTTTGTTCGTGTTTCGTGCTGCAAAAATACAAAATATTTCGCATATAGCGAACAAAAATTTTAAAGAAAAGTGCTAAACGTGCGTAAATCAGCGACAAAAAAAATGCTCCCGACAATTATGTCGGGAGCAAAACATGTCGTGGTGTTAAACGAATTGCTATTCGTTTTTGATTGAATTGATTATTTCGGCTATTTCCTCGACAGAAAGGGTTGTCTTGTTTGTTTCGAGGACAGTTCGGAGGATTTCTCCTTTAGCGTCTATGCGACCGATGGAGTAGCCGAAATCGTAGGCATCGGCGGCCATGGAATGTTGCTCTTCCATTTTACCAAGTGCCAGTGAAGGTTCCAGTCCAAGTGTCGTTGAGGGAGAGGAACGATCCTCCGCCGAGTGTGAAGAGGTTGCCGCTATACTCAGTTGAGTAGTTACGTTGCAGAGGCACATTGGGAATCGTGACAGAGGAAATGGTGTTTGTGCCGTCGGTAGCGGCCAACGTTACGTTGGTGTTCCATTGGGTAGTGGCGGAGGGAGTGAAGACTGTGACGTACTTGCCGGATTGCCCCACGTAGGCAGATGGGACGCTGACGGTTATTGCCTGGTTGGATGCCGAGGCTGTAGGGTTGCCTGTCGTGTAATCAATTCCATAATACCAAGTGGCGGGGGTGACGGTAAAGGCGGTCGTACCTTCAGCAATGGCATCGTTGATAGTAAGTTTGAGCTTAGCCACGGAACGGTCGAGAGACAAGGCTTGACTGCTGGCGGTAGAGGAATTGACGTTGAGCGTTACGGTCTTGTGGAAAGTGTCGGATGGCTTAGTCCAGACGATGGCGTGGTCTGTGGTGTTCAGAGTCGGCGACGTGCCACGGGAGGCTACGAAATAGAGTGTGTGGGTGCCATAGGAAAGGTTGAGGGTTGGTGAGCCAAAGTCCGCCGCCGTGTTGTCGTTTTGGTGGATAGTCTGAACAAGGGTTGTTCCTACATAGTCCAGCACCCAAACATCGGTCATCGAGGTTCCGTCGGCGGAGAGATCCTTGGGATTATCCCACTGCCAATCGCCTTGTGTGTAGAACGTGACGGCGGCGGAATCGGTTGTTGGTTTGTCGTTATCCTTCTTGCAGGAAACGAACAGCAGCGCAAGGGCTGCCATACATAAAATTGAACGTCTCATTGTGTGGTGGTTTTAAAGTTTGCGGGTGCAAAAATACAAAAAGTTTTCAACATAGCGACTGTCCCTATCAATTATATTATATAGGACTACCTTTGCAGTGTATTAAAACCAAAGGAAAATGGCAAAGATTTTATTCAAAGGAACGCCCTGGTATGTGCACGTGTCGTTCATAGTGGCGATGGCACTTGTGATAGGCGGTTTCTGTGTGCCGCCGACGGGCGAAATTTCAGGTTCTGTACTTACAGCCGTCGGAGAGCTGCTTGGCGGTGTGACTCTGGTGGAGTTCGTCATCAACATTCCCAAGTACCTCGAAGCCGGCATCAAGGCGAAAATCAGTCACGGTGGCACAACAGTAGAGGTGACATCCGACGACGACGAAGGAAAGGAGGACGGCAATGTGTAATTGGATTAAGGAGAGCAACCGCTGGAAGCATCTTGTAGGCATTCTCATCGTGTCGATGTTCGGAACGATCCTGATGGGCATCGGCTGTATGGGCGGAATGGAGTTCAAGGACGTGCACTATCACAACAGCGACAGTGTGCCGATATGGAAATGGGACTGGAGTGCCTGGGACTGGCTCGATATCGCAGCCGGATTCCTCGGCGGAATCATCGGACAGGATATCCAGCTCCTTATCATTTGGCTCGTAGTAAGGTAGCAAGTAGTTTTCAAGAATAAAAAAAAATACCGCAATGGAAATATTATACGACAACGACGACTTTCCGGTAATGTTCCGCAGTGAGAAGATGTTCGGAATCACTAAGAATGAACCCAAACCGGAGAAACCGCGAGAGACATTCAAGGTTGGAGAGAGAGAGTTCGTCAGCTGGGGCGAGGGCAACCGCTACCCCGACGACGCAGTGCGCATCATCGGACGCACCGGTGTGCTCAGTACGGGCATAGGTTTCAAGGCCCGCACCTCGTTTGGCCAGGGCGTGGTTCCTATGGACGTGCAAGGTTACGACGACAACGGCGAGGCTATACTGACAGGCTGCAAAGACAAAGAGGTGCAGAAGTACTTCCGCTCGTGGCAGTTTATAAACTATATGAGCAGTTCGTTCCGCGATCTGTTCAAGTTCGGCAACTGTTTCCCGGTGCTGTACTTCAACCAGGACACCTCGAAGATAGTCAACATTATAGTTATCAACGCCCGCCACTGCCGTGTGTCGAAGGATAAGAAGTACCTCATCGTGTTCCCGAACTTCGATGAGCTTATGCCGACGGAGCAGGAGAGCGTCATCTATCCGATGCTTGACGAGTACGACCCGTTCCTGGACCTGCAGAGCCGCAAGGCAGTCGGCAAGCTCAACGGCAAGCCGATTGCGTTCCCTCGAATCAAGAACTACTACTCGAACAACGACTACTACGGCATCCCCGACTGGGACGCCGCCTATCGCTCGGGCTGGATAGATATCGCCAACAAGATTCCGCAGTTCCTGAAGAAGAGCTACGCCAACGCTATGAGCCTGATGTGGCATATCGAGGTGCCGAAGAAAGAATGGGAGGAGAAGTTCCCCAAGGGCGACAACAAGAACAAAGAGCAGCGCAAGCAGAAGATTGAGGAGTATATGAAGCAGATGGAAGAGCGTCTGACTGGCGACGAGAATGTGGCCAAGGCGTTCATCAGCACATACGAGCCAGGCGTAAACGGCAAGGGCGAGGGCTGGAAGTTTACCCGTCTGGAGAACGAGATCGACGCCAAGGAGCGCCTATCGACCTCGGCAGCTGCCAACAGCGAGATTCTGTTCTCGCTGATGATCAATCCGTCTGTCTTTGGTGCGGGAATGCCGGGCGGTGCCTATGCTGGCAACGCCGGAAGCGGATCGGACATCCGTGAGTCGTTCCTCGTAAGCATCATCACCACCTACATCGAGAAACAGCAGGTGCTCTTCCCCGTGAAGATGATGCTGGAGTACAACGGCCACTCGGACGACCTCGTGCTGAAATACAAAGAAACCATACTCACAACCCTTAACACCGGCCAAGCAAAAGAGGAGATAACCACATGATAACGACACCGAAATTCTTCAAGGCGGCAAACAACCAAGACGGCGCCGCCGAGTTCAAGCGCTGTATGCCTGTCGGCGTGCAGACCTCGTTCAAAACTATGGCTCCAGCCATAGCTACGGCAGAGCAGCTGCGACTGCTCCCCTATCTCGGTCAGCCGCTCTTCGACACGGCGGCAGAATACTACGCCGGAACCACACAGACCGACACTGTGATGAACGGACTGATTGAGCATATACAGATGGCACTCGTAAGGATTGCCTTCTGGGATTCGTTCGACCAGCTCTCGGTGGTGATGACCGACAGCGGAGTAACCAACGTGCAAGGCGAGAAGTCGCCCTACCGCTACCAGGCCGACGCCCTGCGTCGCTCGCTGCAGCGTCAGGGCTACGAGTGGCTGAACCGTATGCTGGAGTACTGCACCGAACACGTCGATACGCTGACCGACTTCGTTCAGTCGCCATACTACACCGAGCGCAGCGGCTCGGTCGTCAAAGGTATGGCCGACTTTGAGAAGCACATTTCGCTCAACCACGACTTCACTGTCTTTGCCAAGCTGAGAGAGTGGATCGACAACGCCGAGAAGATGGAGTTGGAGTTCCGCATCGGAGAGGCGATGTATGAAGGCATACACGCCACACCGCTTGACGCGAAGTACCAGCCCCTTATGCGTGGCATCACAGGTTTCGTCTGCCACTGGGCGATGGCAGAGGCTACGCCGTTCCTCAACCTGCAACCCAGCGCCAATGGACTGGTGATAGTGAGCGAGAACACCAACGACGGCTCTATGCAACAGCAGGCAAAGGAAAATCAGATACTCGCCTTCGCCGACCGCCACCGCACGGCAGCTGAACGCTACATCGGGCAAGTAGTCACCTACTGCAAGCAGCACCGCGACACCTTCCCCGAGATTGACGAACTCGGACCGTCGGAGACCGAGCACGGCGCCGACCGTCCTGACAACAAAGGAGCAATATTTTTGGCATGACAAAGAATTTTCTCATAGACTATATGGTTTATATGCGGAAGCTCGCCAGCGAGCACCGCCAACTGCAGCACACCGACGAGGAAAAGCATTTCTTCTTTGGCGAGCTGCCCGACTTTTGGGAAAACCTTCGTTCCGAGGTCCACTTCCCGGCTCTTGTGGCCGAAGGTTGCGAGAACGAATACACCGGTTCCCGTTCCAACCTATCAAAGAAACGCACCACCAGCTTCTCTATCGTCGAAGGCTACGACCAAATCGGCGATATCATTGAGATGACCGAGAAGGTGAGCGTCTGCGAGAAGATAGCCGAAGAGGTGCTGTCGAGGATGATGGCCGACACGGACAAGCCGTTCCGGACAGTAGAGGTGGAGAGTATCAGCGGCGAATACAACGCAAACACCCAGCAGAAGTACGTCGGATATCGCATCAACCTCACGCTGGTCGATGCAGGAATATGCGCCACCAACCCCAACGCTTGGATCGATCCGGAACCGGAACCGGAACTGACTCCAGATTCCGAACCGGAACCCGAACCAGAACCCGACGACAACAATCAGGAGGACACCAATGCAGAAGATTGACTTTAAAGTGGCGGGCACGATGTACCGCTACAACGTGCCTGAGAACTGGAACGAGCTGACGCACGAGCAGTTCATCATCTATGCCGGTGCTGCCGTGAACAATGCCACACTCGACTACGACACCGTGCGACGCATCGTCGGACTTGACGACGTGGTTACTGTCAGCCTCGACATCAGCCAGTGGTGGATGCTCAAGCAGCAGCTCGTATGGATGGAAGACCTCGAAGGCTACACCGTCGGCCTTATGGACGAAGTGACGCTGCCGGACGGCACCAAGTGTTTCGGCTTCAGCGACGACTTCTCCGACGTCACCTGGCAAGAGTGGATGATTGCCGACGCACAAGCCAACGCCAACCGCTGGGATATCTTCGCCGCCGTGATGTACCGTCCCGAAAAAGCCGACTGGGACCACAAGAGCGACCCCAAGATGGAGTTCTCGCAGTGGGACTGCAACGAACGCCTGCCACAGTTTCAGAAACTGGCGACAGACGTGATGGCCGCCATTGCCATCAACTACAAGTGTATGCGCCGACAGCTCACACGTCGCTATCGCCGACTGTTCAACTACGGAGCACAACCAAAGGAAGGCGAGCAGCAATCAGGCGGTGACCTACATACGCTTATCGCCAACGTTATGGGCGACAACTTCTACGAGGAAGAGAAGTACCTGCGCCTTGCCGTGCCGTCGGTGCTGTTCCAGCTCGACCGAATGGTAAGGGAAGAGAAAGAAAGGAGGAAACGTGCCAACGCCAACAGATAAGCAGATAATGATAGTGGCCACCGGCTACTATCCCGACGTGGCCGACTACCTCTTCAGCCCCGACTGGCAACGCGACCAGCCGGGCTTCATCATCGACCGACAGGGAACCATCCACGGCGGACAAGGCAGTCAGCACGTCATAGCTCTGGAGAACGTAGGCGAAGTGGTCAAGTGCAGCGGCAAGTGGGTCATAGCCTCTCATCCCGATGTGGAACCCACGTTTCACCTCGTGCCATACGAGTACTGCAAATGCCGCAAGGTCTATGAGATGATAAGCGACCATCAACTGAACATTCTACGCCGACTGTTGAAATCTCTACTCTCGCAGTTGAAAATCACGTTCCCTTACGACAATCAGCTGGGCCGCGTCTGCCCTCGTGCCGTGCAAGGCAAGAGCGGCATCTACTTTGCCAGCAGCTACACCGACCAGCGTGACGATATCCACGCTCAGGTGGAACTGGTAATGCTCATCAAAGCATTATCCTCTTAATTATAGTAAATACATAATATATGATAAACATTAAAGTCGGCGGCAAACCGCTATACATACCCAAGGAAACAACGCTGGTGCTG